TCAGAATGATGCAGGCAAAGAAAGTAATTGATACATCAATGTATGTGCCATACGTTCTTGACCATTGGTATTAGGATGCAAACGATCATACCCCGAATCATAGAAATAAATAAGTTGTTCTTCAATCATCGGATTCATACCTGTAACCGAATTAAAATCTATTACAGGAACTCCCCACAAATTACCTGCTTCCTTAATGGCCTGTACATAAGCGTCCACATATTCTCCGCATTTATTCTGATAGCTTTCATCCGGTTGTACGTTCTTTTCGCCGAATTCCGCTAAAGAACGATGCAATGGGGTCAACAAAACAATTTGTTTATCGGGAAACAATTTTTTCAAATGACTCAAACCAATATTAATACGGCCTTTATACGTATCATTCGTCATTATAGGAACACGCCTTTTACGCGTTTCCAGTTTTTTAGTTTCACCACGGGCAGCCATCACCTGCTCTTCTTTCTCTGCAAACCAAGTCCCGACAGGTACACTGCTATTAAAATCATTTGTCCCCATCAAAACCACAATGGCATCAACCTCTTCTCCATGCTCCTTTTTCAATTGTTCTGCCTGACGGGGTACATCATTCCATTGACGTCCACTCACTCCATACACATAAGGAGTGATATCCAACCATTCTTTCAAAAAATCCCAATACTTTTTTATGTTATCTCCATAACAATTGGGATCAGTTATCGAGTCTCCTATATAACCAACCTTTTTTCCATACCATGGATGCCGGATATAACCTTTATTACATGATTCTTTTCCACAAAGAAACGTTTCCTGTCCGTGTAACAGCAACGGACATGCTAATAAAAGAGCAAATACAATAAACTGTCTGTTTTTCATAAGTAACTGTTATTTTTTCAATCAGTAAAGTGACATCAAAGATATAAAATAAGAAATAGAAAAACAGCTATCACATACTTTTATTTTCATTTGCCCTCTTCTATCATTCATAAGACAAAAAGTCCGAAAGGTCATAATAAACAAAACTTTACATTTTTAAATTAATTTGTTAACAAGGTGCGATATATTTATAAAGCATGTTATAAAACGGTGAAATACAGACTAAAAACTTGCTATTATAAACAAAGTCCGTATCTTTGTAGTGTGTTTTTCATAGTATTAGATTTAAGGTTAACAAAAGATTGGCTGTCTGGGATAGATAGCCTTTTTTTATGCCCATATATAAAGATGAAATCTTAATACCCTGATTGTCAAATGATTAATTAAAGGTAGTAGAACGGATAAATAGCCGAAATAAACAAAAATAGCGGGTAACCTCTATTCTTATGTAGGCTGTTATGTAGGCAAAAAATTGGTCTACATGAGTATACGTAAAACCTAATTAAAATGTATTCGATCAACATTAAAGGAAAAGTGACCTCAAAAGACAAAAAATTGGTGAAACTGGAAATGATCTTCTTCCAAACAGGCTACAACAGAGTTTCTAAAGTGCTAAATATCACCGGTCCCATCAAAGACTGGGACAATGCGTCACAATCATTTATTTCCAAATCAAGCGATGCCATCAAAAAGAACAAGATGTTGCTTGATCTGAAATTAAAGTATCAGAAGATTGCGGAAGAATGGGAAGAAGAAGGACGTAAATGGAGTCCGGCCGAACTGGCACTTAGTCTTGATAAAAAGAAAGGGAAGGAAATGAAAGAGGAAGACCGTTCTCTGTCCGTTTCCCAGATGATTGATTATTTGATTAAAAAATTCTCTGAAAAGGAAAAAGAGAAAAACGGCAAGATTGTGAAAAGCCTGGCGAGTATAAAGGACTATAAAATCATAAAGAAGGCTTTGGAAGAGTTCACACAAAAGAAATACAATAAACCATTATCCGTGTTTTATTTCAGTGACATAACAAAACAGTTCCTCTTGGATTTTGTTCTATATACACAAAAAAAAGGGATTGCCAATGGCAATAAAGCAGGCTTGAACCAGAAGTTGCGTAAACTGAGAGCCATAGTCAACTATGCCAAAGGGCTGAATATGCACGGTGCGGATCCGGAAATATTCGGCTGTGTGGAGGATAAGATGAAATGGCACAAGTTTGAACCGAGAACTGTCTCCAAGAGAGTGATACAGTTAATTGAGAATGTGGATAGAAGCTTGCTTACACCTAAAGAGGAATTTTGCTTGGATTTATTTCTTTTCAGTTATTACACAGGAGGTATGGCCAATGTGGATGTCTGCCATTTGACGTACAATATGATTCAAGGAAACCAAGTTATCTATGAACGGATGAAATTCCCAAAAATTGGAAAACCCTTGTTGATAGAGAAATCAAAACAAATTATTGAGAAATATGAAGGCCAAGGCATTGACAACTATGTATTCCCTGTATTCACAAAAAAACATACCACGGAGGCTAAAATGCGTAATAGAGTCATTCAAATCTCTAATAGAGTCAGCAAGACGTTGACTAAAGTTTGCAATATTCTGGATATAAAAGAGAATATAACTTGGTATTCCGCACGAGGTACATTTATCTCCCGTATGGTAGATGCCGGTTGTTCCCCGGCTGTTACGGCAGAACAAGCAGGAAACAGTGTTGCGGTAATCTTTAAGCACTATTACAAGTTCACCGAAGGTGAAACCTTATTGACAAAAATGAATTCTGTATTCTAAAGTGGCAACCAATAAGTTAGAATTTCCGGATATTTTAATGGATGAAGCCGGATTTGACAGGGCTATTGTTTTATTATTCGGGAAGTTTCGCTATCATTGTTGCAATGAAGACGACAGGCTGGGTATGATTCCTGCCGTCTTCATACCCAGCCTGAAAATAGGCGGGGGATATACATATTGTACGTTCGCTGAACGTCTTGGAATAGAAAAACTTGCACTTTTCAAAAAGGCAAGATGTATACGCAATGTTCATGCTGTGTATGCTTATATAAAATGAGTTCACGCTGTTCTTTTGGGTACAAGGCGAGCATAACCATTAAAATATTATTGATATGAAACAAATTACTTTGTACGTGTACCAATCTATCGACGGTTGTCAGGCTTCTTCGGACAAGTATTTCGATGCAGCGGTGGATGCCTCTGGTTGCGTGCTGATTGATGAAGAAACTTACCTGCGCATTTATATGAATCATTTGGGCTGGCCAATTACAGCGAAAGAGACTTTAGTTGTAACGAACAATGCTATCAACCTGACTGAGAATGAACGAGTGCAGTTCATTACAGGGGATGTAGTGGCAGAACAGCAGAGAATAAAAGAGAATGGTGACGGTACGGTGGTGGCTTACGGTGAGGAGATTGGAACTCTGCTTTTGGATAACGGGTTGGCGGACGAAATCACGGTAACGACCATACCGATACTGGTCGGAGGTGATGAGAAAGTACTGAAATGCGGATTGAGTGACGGTGGAATCTGGATTGTGCGGTCGAACAAGATGCTGGTTGATGGTAAAATGCGGACAGTGTACGGAAAGGTGTGATGACGAAATACAAAAGAAATGTGTCATAAATTACCACAGATTACGCAGATGTACATAGACTAAATTTAACTAACAGATGATACTCTGTAATATTTGTCTGCGTAAATCCGTGTAATCTGTGAATATAATTTTTACACATTCTCTTGGGTTTTCAATAAAGAATAAATAAAATAATGGACTATATATAATTATTCCGGTATTGGGAGTATAGTATTGTCCACTTAAAGATTAGGAATATCTCCTTGAAACGGGTTTAATAAGCAAGTCGATGTGCTCGTGTTCAAGAATATGCTTCATAGCCTTGTAGATGGGCATCTTCTCAATGCCAGCAATCTTTAGAGCTTCCATTTTAATGGTATTCTCAACCAGCTGTAAGTAGTCCTCCTCTTTCAGCTCAACATATTTTTGTGACTGGGATTTCAATTTTGCCATATCATTAATTGTCTTTATTATTTGTTTCCGAAATCAGCAGGAATCTCGCCCCATAAGTGCTTGTCCCAATACAATACCTCTATATCCACTATCCTTGCTTCCATTACCTTGAGAAATATCTCTGCTTTCTGTAATGCCGGACATGTGCGTGAGGAAGCGGTCTGTCTATTATTATACCATGTAATACCCGTTATACTGTCGGAATAGATTGTGTGCGAAGTTCCCGGATGCTCTAAAATATACTTGACAGCTGTCACAATACCGAGAAACTCCCCAATATTATTTGTCCAGTTGCCAATTGATTCCGAAAAGAGTTCCATTCCGGAAGAGAGGTCGACAGCCCGGAAGCGTGTCAATCTCTCTTTTGCCTTATGGGTACCATCGGTCGCTATGCCTACCTTTGGCTTTCCTTTCATTTGCCTCTTCCCGAATGTCCGTTTTTCGTGTAGATGAATCCGTCAGATTCCATGCGTCGTACCAAAGCCTGTGCTTGGTTCAGGTAATCGTTGATTACACTCTCCTGATGCCTAATATCCTTGCGCCCTTTGAGAATTTCCAATACACCGTCTATTGTACGGCTCATAGCACTCTTTCCGTCCTTGGGATCGAAGAAAATCTTTTTGTTGCCGAATGTTACAGTTACTTGATACAATGTTTTCGGGACAATTATTGTTTCCACATGCGCTTGAAACAAGACAGGGGTAGCAGCAACCACTACATATCCTTTGGCGTTGTGCATGGGTTTCAACTCTACCGAATAGAGGATGTTTGGCTCAATAGTTCCTTTCAGATCTTCTGAAAGAACACATATTTGTTTACCAAATCTTGAGTCTTCACGAACTCCCATCAATTTACGTGTTTTGGAGTGGCGCGAAACGAATCCGATCAGTTCGCCTGTCCGCTCCGATTTCGCAAACTTCAGTTGCGATTTTTCCGATGTCATATTACAGGTCTTTCATATTCAATCTATTACTTTCAATTAACAATATGTCTTTAATAACTCACTTTATCATGCAAATATATATCAAATAAGCGTGTTGACAAAGTATTTTAATCATTAGTTTTCAGGTAATTATGTACGAATATATAGAGAAAGACTGCACTCAGTACAGTCTTTCTTTCTCTGTAAAATGGCTGAAACGTTCATCTGTATCAGAGGTTTGCAGAAGATAACGGCATTTCCAATACCGGTAAATCCGCCCACCGTTAGGTATATAGTAATTTATATCATCGGCGTTCAGATATTGGTTTCCCTGTTCTGTGCCGTGATGCATCCATCTGGCACATCCCGGCAGATTAGGGTTGTCCCGGACATAAAAATCCATCTTCTCTTTCCCTGTCACGAAAATGTTATGTACGCGGATATCCTTGTCAATCGGAAACCTGTAAACATATAGGGCGAAGTCGCAAATATCCGTTTCCAAAAGATTGTTTCCAAAATGTATCGGAGCTTCCTTTTCCAGACTTTCAAAACCATTCCGTACGCTTGTCCGTGTGCATATTTCCGCAAACCGTTCATCTGTTACAGGTTCGGCTGTTGCATATACCACCCGGAAGCCATTGTTCGTACTGTCCCTGACCATGACATGGGCCACTATCTCGGAAGATTTGTTGATACTGTTGTCCATTGGATCAGTCTTATCGGGAATACACATCCGTAACAGCCCTACCACAATGACAAGAAATACCAATATCGCCCGTGGACCGATTGTAGTTGTCATGAAAACAAACTCATCAGCCTGCTTTCTTAACTGTTTCATAGAATTTTGAGGATGTGGCGGCCGGATGCACCCCGGAACTCGGACACGCATACTTCATGTCCTGCATCCAACAACCGGTTTCGACATTCCTCCATGGCAGTATCTGATATCCTGACAGCAGGAATATTCGCCGCCGTCATCTTGAAAAGAGGCGCTACCATGATCCGGGAAATCGTTTCGGCGTCTTCAAAATACGCTTCGTATGAATCACCTACATGGAAAAGGGTAATGGTTTCCACGCCATGCTTTTCTTTCATACCTCCGTAACACTGACGGATAATCTGTTCCTTTTTCATATAATATATGTGTATGGTTTGGTGTCTGCCAAACATAAAAAGTACCTGCAACCAATTCAGTTGTTGGGAGTTCATCCGAAAGGTATATACAGACTTTTTTATTGGACAAATATACAATAAATTGCGGACTCGTCCCACTTTTTATAAGCGGAACTATTCTCTCATTTTCACCTCCTTTTTTCAAACTCCTCGCTGATGGCTTTAACGAATTGTTCATATTGCCTATCCTATGGCTTTTACTACAGGCCTTACCATGAAACGGAGGTGTAAAAAGTAGCCCAAGTTCTCGTTTATAGAAAATCCACCAATAAGGACAGCGCCTGCTTTAATACAACAATATTTTCCGTACATAGCGTAATCACCCGTGGTTTTGATAAGGCCATATCTCGGTAACAGTTCCGGTAGTGTATCAAGTATCGGGTGTATGACCTCTTTTAGAAAGTTCGGACTTTCTTCCGTTCTCTTCCTCCTGCTTCCTTTTCTGTCGGTATTGCTTCCTTCCTATGATAAAAAGCCTCAAAACGTTTACGGTATTTTTCTGTCAGTTCTTTAATACCTGTTTCCATCGTTTTAATTATACTCTGCAAGCCATTCGTCCAATGTCATGGACTCTTCAAATCCGTACTCTTCAATCCGCACGTAACCATTTTCTCCCATGACCAGCTTTTCTCTTATAAGGATCGTTCCGGCATGGTTTACCATTACTTCCGGTTCAATGGTCGCAAAACGCCCGCCGTCATCCGACTCCCGGATATCATACGCATGCAGTCCTTCCGGAACGACATTGCGGTCAATCCTAAAATTGGTGAACAATGCCGGTATACCGTTGACAGTCATAGAGTCAAAACTCTCGTCTTGAATATTTCTTAGGGTAATCATATTAAATTGTTTTGTGGTTATTACTTATGCTCGGGAAGTTCAATGGCCCGAACCCAATTATCTTGGTCATTGAACATCTCGTCATTGATTCTTGCCGTGAACTCCAGCGGTGTCATCTTTTCAACCTCTGTATGCGGATTGTTTTCGTAATCGAAAATGATCTCCTTGTCAGGAGCGTCACGTCCGAAATCATCCATAGGGAAAGAGAACACCCACACCTCTTTGGCCTCATCTTTCCCGAGGAATCGTTTCAGGTTGTCCGTGTAAGCCGAACATTTGTCCCAGCCGGAGTCCACGAAAGCGGAGATCTCCGCTTCCATTTTATCCGTACTTTCTTTCAGGAAAGCGACGGCGTTCTGTTTCCAGAGTTTCTGCCCGACGCACAGTTCCAGATACCGTTCCCAGACGGTAACCAGCCAGTCAATATTGATTTCGTAAAGATGACGGCAGGGGAAACGCTCCCGGCTGTCGGAATTATAGAGCATGCAGCTCCCGTCCGGCCTGATCTCTTCCAGCATGTACACGGTATATACCGGTATGCCGTGATGTTTAGCGTCCTCGCCTTCCTCCTCGACATAGACCTTGTGGGGCAGCAAGCCCTCCGGCATTTTTGGAATCGCCTTGAGATTGGCGATAATCTCCAGTTCCAGTTCTTTCTGTTTTTCCTGTAATTTCATTTTCTGTCAGTATTTAATTGAATTTTGCCTTCTTTGAATAACTTCTGTTTGTAGCGCCGGTATTCACGGATAATTTCAGTGTGCTTCTTTCGGTCAGGCTTGTACATTCCCTTCGCCTTGCGCTTATTCAGCAGCTCCCTGTTACGCTTCTCCCTTTCGGGATTCACGATGAACGTAATCAGGCGGCGGCTTACACCGTACTCGCGTGCCAGTTGGCGCTGACTGACATCTTCCGTCATGTAACGGTGGAAAATCTCTGCCCGCTGTTCGGGTGTCAGTTTTTGCCTGCGGTCATACCGTGTCCCGCAAATGATTATTCCCGTGCTTCTGTATGGCATGGCTGTGGCTGTTTATCGTTTGCATTCCATGAATAAAAGTCGTAATAGCCTGATTTTTTTTACAGTTCATATCTATTTGATTTTGATTTAATTCTTGACCAAACAGCATTTCCGTTGTATATCAACTCATTTACGCTGAATTGCCCATTAGTGTACAGAGGAGTACTTCCAAACGCATCTATATTTCCGTCCATTTTCTTATTATCACAGATGTATATTTGAATTTTACCGGACTTCTTCGCCTCTTTAAGTAAAGCGGAAACACTTTCATCATTAACGCAGTGCCTACATTTTCCGTTTATCCATACAGATATGGAAGTTACTTCTTTTTCATAAGCACATCCCATTCCATCGGAGGCATGTGCTACTAAAACATCTTTATTCATTACTAAATTATTTATATCTTTTTCTTTCATGTCATTTGAGAGTTTCTTGTCACAAACAAGTTATCGTTGGTCCTGAGTCAATGTCAATTCCAATCGAAGCGTACTTTATAGGGAAGTAATATTCAACGTCCTTGCCATTAGCCATATAATAGTGGAGATTTCCCTCTTTTATCCAACATTCACGTACCGGAGAGTTATTAATACTTACTATCCTGTTGAGATTGATTTTTACCTTTTCTTTCTTGTCCTGAACGGCCAACTTAGTTTCTTCATTTTCGCCTTCGATTGCATCTTGAATTTGTGTGTCAAGGCCAATTGGCGGTAATATGATTTTTATAGTTTGTATTTTCATTCTTAATTCTTTTGTTGTGTATTAATCGATAGATGCAACCATTCGGGCAAATAGGATTGTGAATAATCTGTTTCTCCATGATTAAATTCATTCCTGTTTTTAATACTTCTGATTCCATACTTTATCTCCTTTTTGTTCATATTTAAACTAAAACATTGATATATCGGCAGGCCATTTTTCCACGTCCGTATCTATAAGCATATGCATGTATTTATCCGACGGGTATTTCTTTTGTGCCTTAAAAGTCGCTTCGATATAATTTTCCGCTTCTACAATCAAGTGTGGCATCTCATCTATATAATCTCTATAAGTATCTCCGTCCTTGTCGGTTATCCACTTATATTTAAAAATCTCAAAGGTATAATGTGCCATTCATTTCTATTATTAGTGAACTTATTCTGTTGAGAAAATTCCCAACATATCTTCGGCGGTCAGGGGACGGAGGGAAACGGCGTTGAATTCCTGGACGTTGTCCTCGTGTATATCCCGCACCCCTACGGTCGGATTCTCGCTACTCGGCCGTAAGTATATGACTTCAAACAGCATTTCCTTGCGGTAATCCGCCGGTCCGTCTCCAAAACTTCGGCGTATCGAACCGACCGCCTCGTCCGTCAGGCGTACGAAATCCCCGGTGCGGAATGATGGTGCCGGACTCGTGACGGGAGCCAGCATCTGCCGGTCCCTATGTCCTTCCAGGTCTTCCACAGCCATTGCGTAGGCCCTATATTCCGCTTCAGTCCCGAATTGCCTGGTTATCACGTGACCGCCGGAGTCGGCGGTATTCTCTTCCGGCGGGATGATCCCGGTTTTCTTTTATATGCTTACGGTGTCCTTATCGAGCAAAAGTGTCACTGTTATCATGATCGTGGCAATCGTTTTTTATAACAAGTAAAAATCCATATCCTTTTCCTCGAAATCGGTCAGGTGTTCTTTATTGTATTCCTCTATGACCATTGAGGGAATATATGTTTCACCGCTTATCTCGAACTTTCCCCGCGCCAACAGCTGCGCGAGCGTATCCACATGACCTTCCAGTATTTTTTCGATTTCCTCACGCTTGCCTGTTACCGTGGCACCAAGGCGCATCCATACCGCCTCTTCACACTGGGTGTCCGTATCTTCCGGTTCGCCCTCATGACGTATGATCTGATAATCGCTCCAGCCGTCACCGTCATTCAACCCGGCGACATAGGCCTTATATTCTTCAAGAGTTTTGAACTCTTTCTCGTCCACGACACCCCCGTTGTCCATCAGCCATTCCTCGGAAGGCAGTTCCTTGCTCTCGTCATATTTTCTTACGGCATCCTCGCCAAAAATCATGGTTATCTTTATCATATTGTCTTTTTATTTTGAATGGTTTATTTGTATAATCTTTCTTTTCTACGCTCTTTCAGGGTATTCCGGAGATATTTCATGAGCTTTCCGCAAGGACACAGGGCATGTTCCCGCTGGCGGGCATAGCTCAGGTCACCGTTGGAGAGAATCATGCCGTCGGCATTGAGACAGAGATCGCCATAAACGTAGTTCTCCTCCGTAAGGTAAATCCTATGAACGGGATTCGGATATCCCTCCGTACTGCGACCTTCCCGGAAAAGGAAGATCCGTTCGGCCTGTCCCCTGACTCCGAAAAAGGGATACGGGGAAAGTGCCGCAAGTGTGGCAGCATGCTCCGCCGGATCATGGAAGCGGTCGTCGCTCATTTCGAGCATGTGGCCGGAGTCCTGCTCCTTTTCCTCCTGGTACTCGTACAGCGCGGCGCAGGCTGCTATGAATTCCCCGGAACGGGAGGTAGCCGCTCCGTTGGTCACGATATAGAAATCATTGACTGTAATGCCGTATGCACGTACCCGTCCGAGTATATGACGGATAGCCCGGACGTTAAGCGACGGCTCGCCGCCCGTGATGTTGAAATGGTGGATATGCCTGACATGCCGCAGCAGGTTGCTTATATGTTTCAAAGAGATATCCACGGATTCGGCATCTCCCCGCATGCAATGGGCACAGCGCATGTTGCAACGTCGGGTAATCTCGATGCAGAGATTCTTGATATATAGTTCTCTCATATTCGATGTAGTTCGGCTTAAGTTTCATCCGGGATTTCCTTTCCCGTGTAAGGATTATATAGCGGTGTGTTGCCAACTGCCTCGGCGTCAATAGCGAAACTGCCACGGCCTACGTCGTAGAAGAGTTCCAGCTTTAGCGGCGTTGAAGCGATGACTTTCTCAGCCTCGGCTTGTGACAGGCCTGAATACATCAGGCATTTGACACGACACCGGAACATTTTCGGATTGGTTTCCGGCGTGGTAACTACATCAACGACCTCGCACACTTCATCCGTGATGGCGAAGCGGTCGGGATTGGGTGTGCCGTTCCTTCTAGAGCCGTCCGATGCGGCATGTCCGGTGATTGAATGGTTCCGCACCTTTTCGGTGGGATAGGTCTTATCGCCTTTGGCGAAATACGACTTGCCGGAGGCGACACAGGTATGATAGATTACGCCGTGGACCTTTCGTCCGTCGTCAAGTATAATTGTATAGACCGTTCCCTCCTGCAAGACAGGAACGGCATTCGGCTTATGAGACATAAGATTTGTTTTTAGCTGTTTATGAATTTTGGTCTTGCATGCCGCACGATGTGTAGGTCATCATAACCGATGGCTCTCAGTTCGGAAAGCGGGTTGCGGTACTCCTTTTCACGGGCTGGCCGCGTCACGGCGATCACACCCGCATAGTCGGCTGCGCCATGCTGGCCGACGTGCATGTAGGAGATTATTTCACCCCGCCGTCCACTCCACGGTATTTCCGGGAACAGGGCGATGACCTGTCCGTCGGGATAGCGTCTAAAGACCACCTTTGTCATTTTTTCCACAGATTTTCGTGTCGATTTCATAATCCCCGTAATTTTTGAATTCATAGTCCACTTCGCTGATAATTTTGTCAACCTCTTCGTCCGTTATCTCATCGGCCTTCGGGTTGTCGATATCGAGCCGTACGGTCAGGTAAATGGTTCTTGTTGCCATAATATCATACATTTTTTAGTGTAACAAAGCCGGTCTATGACGGGCCGACGGTATATTTCTCTATCAGCCGCTTCCGGTACGCCTTGTCCTTTCCGGCGGCAAGGCTTGCCAGTTTGCGGATATTCCGGTTGGCTTTTTCCGCGACCTGCTCCACTGTCGGTCCGGGAGTCATGAAATCACGGCATCCGGCACCACAATACCGCTGCTTCCCCTTGACCGTCCTGCCACAGGCCGGACACCGGCGCTTGCCGTCACGCTCCAGCACTTCCAAAATATTGGCATGAATGCCTTTCCACCATTCAATACGGTCTATGTCATAATCGTAGACGGTTATCGTGTTCCCGAAACTGCGGGCTTCGACCTCAACGGCAATGCCCTCATCTTCAAGGCAAACCTTCAACACTGGGTCTTCGTTAGGCTCACAGTGCCTGTCATACCAAATGATATAGGTGGGATCGTCCAGTTCGTCAGGCTCTCCCAGACAGAGTTCCGTAAGGCCGTTGTTTACGAGAATGTTGCGAATGACGGCTTGTAAATATTTGATACAATCCATTGATATTTCGTTTTATGGTTGTTCCTCATTCGTCAGTTCATCTCCGAAGCATGGCCGACGAACTGGAAGATATCGGCGTATTGTTCGCTGTAGATATAGAATCCGTCCCGTTTTTCCCCGGTCTCCGCATCTATTCCGTCAGCAAGGAGATATTCCCCGTCATCCGTCAGGTAGACATCGGTAAGCTTGATACGGGGCGTGTCGTGCTTCCCGTACAGGGTTGTCGTGACGGGGAAGTTGTTGTCGTCGAGTTCCTCCTCTTCCGTGAGGCCGAGTGATACGCGGCCATATTGTGCCAGGAACTCCAGCATGAATTTCAGCATGGCTTGCCCGGCCTCGTGCAGCCGTTCGTCGATAAAGGCGTACCGGGTGGCGAACAGATGCAGCTTGTCGGCACTCATTTTGTCCGGGGCTTTGCCCGGCTCCGCATTGTCTTTCTGTATTTTATCCATATCTGTCATATTGTTGGTTTCATGTTTCCAGCGGGGTGAAGGAGACGGTCAGTATCACTATCTCGTCACCCAGGTTGAACACTTTCAGGCAGTCGTTACTGATAGTCCTTTTCAGTATGTCTCCCCGGTATCGGGAATTGCGTACCTTGAAGGTAAAATCATCAATGAACGAGCTGATGCAATGAAGCACGTGACCGAATTCTTCCTTGCCGTAGGGCTGGGAGAAGTATGCTTTTATGTGCATTCTCAAACTCAGGATGTAGTTCGAGGTCCTGCTTCCGGTCGGTCCGGTCAACACTATTTTATATTTTTCCATAGCCTGTCTGTTTTAATCGTCATACCAGCCCTCGATCTCATCGAAATAACCGTTCGAGTCCCATTCTTCCAGCAAGGTGGTCGGGTACGTCCATTCAAGGCTGTAAAACAGATCCTGGCACACCTCTGCATTACCCTTGCACAGGGCGAGCAGTGAGTTATGCGTGAAACAGCCGTCACTGCTCGCCGGTACACGCCAGCCCTCATGGTCTTCTGCCGCGTATTCGGGTACATAGCACACTTCATCGGGGCGGTTGAGAAAGGCATCCTCGTTCTTGTAGATGTTTCCTTCCCCTCCATATTCCAGTTCATAGAACACACCTTCCGGCGTTTCTATCCTGTTGCCAATCTCTATCATAGCGTTACCGTTTCGTGGGTATATATAATCACCATCCGGGAGGAGAGCACCTTGTCGCGTACCGTGGGGTTGGCGATTGCCCAATCGGAATGGAAGTGCATGTCCGGAATGGATGCGGTGTCCACAATATCGCCCCCGTTTTCCAGACGGAGGTAATCCGGCTGATACAGGTTGCAAAGGAATTTGCCGTCCGTATCGCTGATGGCGTATATCTTGCCGTCGAGTGCGGCCGTCATCTCCTCCTCGCTGCGGTAGACCATCAGGTATTTACAGCCGGTCTTCATCTCTTCCGCAATCCGCTTATGCAGCTCTTCGGGAGATAATTCACGCAGTCTCGACACGACCGCCCCGATACTTTCCACGGCATCGTAGCTGTCCAGAGCATCATGGCAGGTCGTTTGAAACTCCTCTTTCGGGCGACCCGCAAAATTTATGGTACGGACTTCCTGTCCGTGCCCGCCGAGCAGGTAAAAGGGCGTACCGTTCCATTGTTCCTTTCTGACAGAGAGCGGCCGGGAACACTCCCGTGTCTGCCGGTTCACAGCGGCATACAGTTCCAGACTTTCCCCGCATTCCATATGCAGGATATGCCGGGCGAACTCCGCAAACGTCATGATTTTGATTCCTCCCCCATTTGCCGTGAAGAAATCCTGTCTTGTCTGTTTCATAAATCCGTTTCTTTAAGAGTAGGTAATCGTTTTGTATAAGGGGTGGAATATTCACCTCGTTTTAAAAAAAAAGACCGCCGCAGCCGTAGCCGCGACGGCCCGTCATCATTATGGCATGTGATGAACAGGTTCTGTTTCCGTTATTCGTCTTCGTAGTACGGTACACCGTGCCTAACCACTGCTTTTTCCATTTCTTCCCACCAGATTTCACTATGGCGGTCGTTGTTAAAATCGATGGACTCGCCTTCACCGAGCCGCAGCCGGTCGCGGGTCTCCATTTCCGTTTCGTACACAATCTGTTCCATCTGTTCGTCCGTAACATGGCAGGTGTTGAACGGTTCCGGCAGGGATTCCAACTCCCTGCGTGACAGCTCGGATTGCCCGCAGGTGAAAACCTTGTCATAGAAAACGTCATCTTTCGGCGGCAGTTCGGGTTCTTGTTCCGGCAGCACATCCAGATAATCCGACTCGTACAAGTAGTTCTCGTCGCGTCCCTGCGTCTGCCGGTTGTTCTCGAACTCTTCCAGGTCACTTTCTGTCAGGCGGAATTCCTTCTTCTTGCGTCGCAGGTACTCCATCATGTTTTCGAGGGAGGAGAACGGGGCTATGAGTTCCATGGAAGAACGGCTGTGCCAGGCGTCGCTCCTGTACAGCAGGTAGACCTGCGGAAGGTTCCGGGCCGCCTCCTTGCGGTATTCGCCGAACTCATACAGGGCATTGTCGAAACTTCCGAACGCCAGTCCGATCTTGTCTTCGACGGATATGGATTCCCGGTATTCCTCGAACCGGCACTGCACATACTCCATGAAATCCGTATTGCCCAGTGCCTCCATGAGCGTGGTGTCATCGGCCGAGAGCGCGATATCGGCCCCAGCGAAATTGTCGGCTGACAGCACGTGTTTCTCTTCATTGTATTCGTCTTCCGCCCGGCAGACGGCCAGGCCAGGCGTTTCCGCTTCAATCTCCACGACCTTGCGGAGTGTCTCTTCGATAGCTATCCGGTATTTTTTCATATCAGATGATGTTTATTTGTTTCAGTTCACGTTTGTAGTTTCTCAATGACGGCTTGTGCCCTTTCTCCTTTACGATCTGGCGCATCTGTGCAAAGGTGTACGCCTTCTCCATGTCCAGACCGTAGTCGGAGACGAATGCCATCATGCCTACATAGCAGAAGCCGAACTTCCGGTGCAGCATGTCGGCCGTATAAGGCGTCATGTCTTCCGCCAGGGTTACGGGGACAGCCATTCCCCGGATCTTGAACTTCAGTCCCTCGATAAGGGTCCCGCAGTTATCGTTGTGGTAGGTCAGGTTCCCGCGCCGGGCGCAGTAACCGATGGTCTCTCCCATGAAGGTGTTGCGGAAGATTTCCGTACGGTTCAGGTCCTTCAATTTCTCGACACCGTAATAACAGATTGCCTGCACGGCTTTCAGCGACTTGTCCACTCGGGGCTTGACGAAACGCGGATCATTCTCCGCCACGGTCTTTTCCAGCCACGTGCGGTGGAAGGTTCCGACAGGCACGTCGAACACCTTCTCCGGCATGCAGTATTTTGAATCCGACCGGGTCATCATCAGGTGTGCCGAGGACGGCTCGTATTGTTCTTTCAGATAAAAGGCCAGACAGGTATTGCCGATTTTGCAGTAAGTATAGTCGTCACGGCTGTTTTTCAGCGACAGCATGGTGGTTTCCCCGCCATAGAACTTCTCGGGCAGTCCCGTCTGCCGACAGAACTCCGTGAGGAAATGTCCGGGGATGGCACGTGCATAACTGCGCTCCCGGTAGCACTCTTTCGCCATTTGCGGGGTGATGAACCGTTTGGCAAAGTCACGGATATGGTGATGGCTGTAATCATACGCCGCCCGCGTATTCGCTGAGGTCTGGAACTCTTTGGGTATCTGACGGAACCAGCGGAAACACGTCCCGTGCTCCATACAGTAGTCGACGAACTCCCGCGTCCATATATTTTCAGGGAATTCGGGACAGTTGCCGTTTCTTCGGACGAACGCCTTGCATACTTCCACCGTGAGCAGGGATTGTTCAGTTTCCCCGTCGATATAGCAGTTTGTCTCCCGTTTGCTGTTATCGATGGCGATGACCAGTCTTTCCGGTGTCTTGAACCGCTTCGGCAGCTCCCCGAACATGTAAGGGTGTTTCTCCATCAGCCGGTCCGCCAGCATGTCATCCAGATATGCCGACAACGGCTTGAAAAACTGGGGGTCTGTGATGAAGTTTTTCCCTTCGGTCGAACAGACAGCCGCATGGAGAATCCCATAGGAATAGAGCCGGGCGGGAACAAGCGAGAGGTCATGTTCCGCCATCTTGCGGTAATACGCCGCGTTTTTGAAACGCGGCGGCACAACGGCATCGGTAACCGTGCTTAATATTTTCATCTCATCGAGCATCCCGTAATAGAACCCTTGAGTCTTTACCCCAACGGGGACATATCCGAGGATAAGACCCGTTTTCATGACGGCGTCTGTCCTGCTGTCCGCGTAATGCGGATCGTAAACATAGCTGCGCAAGGCCAGGTATGCCAGTTGCGCGTCCCAAAGGCGTTCAGGTATGAAGGCGAGAATGTCGAAATCCCCGCGTCCGTTTCGGATGACCGCTTCCGCCATTTCCCGAGTAATCATCGCTTCGGGAACGGCCGTGATGTTCTTCGGTTTTTTGCGCATGGCGTAGTCGCAGACAGCTTCCGAACGGCACGCCTCCGGGATATTACGCAGTTCGAAACTGTGCCAGCTCTCCGTACATCCCGCAATGATGCGTCCTATACGTTCAGGCGTGAGGAAACGTCCCGGAATATGGTTCAGCACCTCTATTTCCTCGCTCTCGGCGGCTGCCTCCACGATCTCTTCCGTGAACAGGTGCTCCGGCAGCCATTCTATGGCCGATACGATATTACGATGTCCCATACAGTTTCTTTTTAAGGTTGGACGAACGTACAATTCTTACAAGGCGGCAGCCCCGGTAGACATAAAGTATCCGGAACTCACGTTCGGCGAGTTCCTCAAGCCCCTGCCAATGTTCCGGCCTCTCGATCTTCTCGAGCCTGGCACGGTTGTTTACATAAACGGTTATCGGCCTCATGCTGTCATGAGAGGGCGTGTCCTCAATGGAGGGCGGCATCTCACAGCGGCCACCCTTGTCCATGACATGCCATCTTCCGCCATCGAACAGGAGGCACGTGTCCTCCATGCGGCTGAAAATGTCTGCGTTGTCCGCGGTGCGTGATGCGGATTGCCGCGGTGTTTCCCCTCCGTCACGGATCTTTGAAAAACAGTGGACGGCATCGCCGGTTCCTGTCCATTTTCCATAGGGTGACGGTCCCAGTACATGTATGTCGCCCAGCGATAGCAGGGCATCCACCCGTTTGTCATTGGGATAGAACACCCGGAGTTTCCTCACAAGGTCTTTTGAAAACGTCTCGTGGAGCGCCTTGATGTGCCGGACACTGCCGTCCGGCAACAGTTTTCCGATTTGTATGCTCATAATAGTGCTATCTCTTGTTGTTGAAGTATAGCCGGGTCGTCCTTCTTTCGATTGACAGTCCGGCTTGGAAATTATGATTTACAGGAGTCTTCGGACTGGTATCCGGCCATGTCCGGCCCGGAACCGCGTGTCATTCCGTCCTGTCGTCTTCCCGTCTTTTCATTTTCAGTTCCCTGCCGGTTACCGTGCGGCAGAGCGGCAGTTTCCCGGAAGCGGTTTGCTTGCATCCCTCAACGAGCCGTCCTTCGGACACCATTTTCCCGTACATTTCCCTGATATAGCGGTATGCCGGGGAGGAGTTCGAATAAACGGACTCCCCACGGAGTGTCTTGACACGCAGCTTTTCGACGAGTATTTCCAGCACCTGCTCCCGGCTCTTGTACAGGTTACGGCGCTTGGTGCGGAAGGCGTCGAGAAAGACACCTCCGATAGTCATGTCATGAGTCTCGTGGTAATACGCGAGTTCTTCCTCCTCCGTCAGGTCAAGAATCTCGCCGTAAGTGTCAGTACGCAGGTACTGGAAGGTCGTTCCTTGTGTCAGAATCTTCTCGATAAGCTCCATGTGCTCTTTAAGAACAGGGCCCGATAACGATTGGGGATGACAGTACAGGCATGTCTTTCCGAGGTACACCTCGGGACAACCGTCTTTGTATTTGTTTTCCTTGATGCTGAACCCTGTTTCCGTGAAAAGGCGCTTTACCTCGTCGAAAAAGCGTCCGGCTTTCTCTTCCGGCATGCGACCGCCGTCATAGCCGGACTCGACGCGAAAGTATGTGTCGATATATATCGGTGTGTCCATTCGCAGTTTTGATTTTGATATGTTATATAAAGCATAGCCCGGAACTTCCCGTTTGGGATCCGGGCATCGTTGAAAATATTCTCATAGATGTATGGAATCGAACACTTTGTCGATGTCCTCCTGTGCCAGCCCGATATAGCGCCGGGTGGTTTCCAGGTTGGAATGCCGGAATATCTGGTTGAGCAGGATCAGGCCCTCGGCCGAGCGTCCCATCAGCTCGTAGACGTACCGTCCGAAAGTTTTGCGGAAGGTATGCGTGGAGAATGCCCTGATCGGCAGCCTATACCTTATCCGGAATATCTTTAGCAGCCTGTTGATATATTCCAGTGAATAAGGTTTCCCGGTACGTGGGCTGAGGAAGATGTACTGTTCGGGGTCGGGGTGCCCGAGCATCTCGTACAGGAAACGGTTCTTCTCCTGCACGTCCCTGTTGAACTTGATCAGGCGGTTTTTCTTTGTTTTCTGCTCGACGCGGGTCATGGCGCTTTTCCCCAGGATGTCTTTCCAGCGCAGGGTCCTCACGTCGGAGGCCCTGCATGCCGTGCAGAACGACAACCAGCAGTAGGTCTCCCACAGGAACTTGCCGTCTTTCTCAAGCCCGCGGACCAGCCTGTTATATTCTGCTATGGGCAGGTAGTCGGCTGTCGTCAGTTGTCCCTTGATTCTTGTCATGCGGCAGCCTTTTAAGATTTCGGCAACCCTTCCGAGAGCATTAGCTCGGCCAGCGCCCCGTTCTGAGGAATCATCGCCGGGATGTCCGTACGTCCGGGCTTGTAGATTTCGGTTGCCACGTTATAGATATCCCACGCCGTGAGCGTCTTCTTCTCTTCGGCGAGTTTGAGCAGGTCCTCGGTGAAGATCGATATTTGGGACTGGTTCAGGGGATAGGTCTCCACCTTGGACGAAAGACGCTTGTCGGAACTGTCATGCGATACGCGCAATGCTGTCAACAATCCGATGTAGGCGTACATCTCCACCGGGGTAATCACTTTCGCTTTCAGGCGGCGGATGAGTTCCCTGTCCTCGTTCATCTGTACCTCGAAGTTCGAGAGCCACTCGTCTACACGACCGAAAAGCTCTTCGGTGGTGACTTTGTCTTTCCCGTAGTTCGACACGCTGCGTTCGGGGGAGAGGATGCACTGGTTGTGGCATACCCTGACGCACGGGCCGATGGCCGCCTGGATGCCGTCCTGATGGAAGGCGATAACAAGCGTCGTGGTCAGCTCGTCCGTTTCCCATTCCTTGATGCGAATGGTCGTATAAACGCGGCGCAGGATATGCGCCTCGACGGCCATTACCCCGTACTTTTGTTCCACCTGGGGCAGGACGACCACGCCGGGCTGTGTCTTGTTCTTGTTCTGGGCGGCGAAGATTTCCTCCACCTCGTAATTCAAGTTGTGTTTCTGGCAGATGCCCGCCATGCGCTCTATCACCTCGTAATGGTAGATTCCCTTGAGCGGGTTGCCATAGATGTCATTTTCTTTGTGTGTGCGCCGGAGCGTGTCGAGCGTCATCACCTCGACGTTGTTGTTCTGGAAATCGAACTGCTCGGGGGCAGCCGTTGTTGCTAATGCTGTTGCCATAATGATTGGTGTTAAAAAGTTATACAATAAGAAAGGCGGTGAACTGTTGTTCATCGCCTTCCAAAGGATTCATTTTGCGGTTTCAGGCAGGTAACACCTGCATATCAGGTCCGTGATACTCGGGTAATACACGTTGCCATAAGTTCCGTATGGTCCGAAACGGGCAAGGAAGCGGAAGTAAAAATCTACCGGACGCCGGTAGCTCGTCTGTATTTTGGTTTTCAGCAGGCGGTAGGCGTATCCGTCAGAATTTTCCACCTTGACCTTGCGCCCGTTGAAATAATAGTTTCCCTCCTCATCTGAAGAAAACGATACCTCTTCCTTTGCCGGACACTCGCTGGCAACGACCCGGAAGAAGTCCCCCAGAGAGCGGCAATCCTGGTATTCTACCGGAATCGTATCGCCCTCTCGCAGTTTCACGTCCAGCTTGTCAAGCAGTGTCTTGATGGCGGGTGTGTAGATATTTTTGGATTGGAAGCATCTTGTATCCCGCCAGTATTTTTCGAAAAGAGAGCCGGTTTCAAGGAGCAGTGACAGGGTTTCACGCGCTGTCTGTGGTTTATCGGCCAGATACGGAATATACTCGGTCACCAGTATGGAAAGTGAAAGATACTCCTCCGGTTGCAGTTCGCTCTTCTGGTGCAGGTTACAGTGCCTCTCGAGCAGGGAGTCGATGTCGGCTTCCCGCAAGCTTTCGTCCGTCCATGCCAGGCAACCTTCTCTCTTGCAGGCGGGACATTTATCCGCTCCATACGGCAGGAGCATCACCTTGCCGCAATCGGAACAGGTGACCAGGTCGCCTCGTTCCGTATAAACATCTACCGTTTCCATTCTCAATCCTCCGCGTAAGGCCATTCAAGGCGGCAGCCATTGCATACAGCCACGCCCTCGTCACTCAGAATGTCAATATCTGTACCCCCACATTCGGGGCATACCGGTGCCTTTTTCTTGTCCATTCGTCGATTTGTCATTTCTTCCGTCAGAAGCAGCGGCACCCAGTATGCCGATGTGCCGAAATCCCTCATCCCGTTTTCATCCTGTATGGGTTCACAACCTTTCGTTCCCATGTATTTCTGGGAGTCCGGCCAGCATACGGCACGATAACACTTGTCCCGATCGGGAGATTTGCCGGTATGGCGGATATAGTCTTCCTCGGACACGTAAAGCGCCCCGTTGTCCCCGCTTTCCCATGTTGGGTAACCGGTTCCTTCTTCCTCGAAAGGGGCACTGTCCTCGGGAAATTCCACGAGCACATACAGTATGTCATCCCATGCCAGGGAACACTCGTCGCAGTGGAACCGGCTTTCGTGAATATTATAACGGATATTTTCCGAATTGCATTTCGGACAGATAATATCTTTGTTTTTTACTTTCGGAAAACCCAGAATTTCTCCGGCGATAATTTCCATACTGGGCCAGAACAACTGTTCATAGTAATCGTTCGCCATCTTTTCCGCCAGGTTCTGCATGTCGCCATCGCTGATCTTTTTCACATCGAAACCTTTCCCTTCCAGGTCATCGCGGTGGACGGACGTGATGGGGAAATACCCGGCGTTCAGTTCCCGGATAAATTGTCTTTCTTCTTCTGTTGGTTCGGGTAGGCTATTCAAATAGTCCCTGAGTCGTTGATAAAGTTCTCTTACCATAATTTTATTTCTTTAGATTTAAAATCCAAACAAGGTTGGATAATTCATTAATAGTATTATCTGCCCATGCACCTAATTGGAGTATGAAGGGGCTGGAATCATCTATGACCGCTTCAAGGCAGGCTGTTTGCTCATAGTTGTTTTTTGTTCAAATGAAAGTATCCGGCCTGAACATTTTCACCATTGGCAAAACAGATTGCCACATAAAGACTGTTTCAAACAGTGATACAATAAGAAATAGCCCCGGTGCTTGCTTTTTTGATTATATTATTTTATCTTTGATAAATGTCTAACCTAAAAATCACGCCATGAAAATTTTAACCTTTTTCCATCTTTTATTTTTTTTACTTTTAGTCAGTGGTTGTAATAATTCAGATGTGCCAGTTGATCCCATTCCCCAGCTTATTGAAATCTCCGAAAAAGATACGGACATGGAGCTGAATGCTTTTTTTCTTGCCGTTGACAGTCTTAATGATAATTATCTTCCTTATACTACGCGCACCAATATTAGGAAATGGGGAAGCCGATTTTTATCCGCAGTTGTTGACGCTTCTGTCGGTGCTGTGGCTTCAGCGGCCACTACTCCCATAGGAGGAACAATTATAGGCACAGGAGCTTCATGGGCATATGAGGAATATTTGGGTAATATTCTGGACAAAGTTGAAAGCAGTTCGTCCGCTGGAACCGACAATCAAGCCTTTGTTTCAATGGTTATACTCGCACCCGAAAGAGGAAATATGACGTTTGTTGATTCTGTCGGTTATTATCATAATATGCTGTTGGCAGAGATCGCAAAATCGGGTAAGACATATCTTGATCAGAACGGTGAGGCAGACATAGAAGAGTTATTTACAGATATAACAGCTATGCTTGATGAAAAAAAACAGGTACATTCTGGAGCTTCAGCTCAAAATGAACTTGCAGCCTTTTCCTCCCCTGTAGCTATTTTTATAAACACGCTCAATCCAGATGATGAACAGACTCTCGACAAGAGTTTTGCAAGTTTTGAGTCGGAAGGTGAAGCATTAGGGATATCTGCAAAGGAGCTCAGTAGCATAAAAGAAATATGTAGTAAGATATCAAATGTCATACTCTACTTGGAAAATGAAAAGACCATAGAATATGGAGAAAAACTTTATAAGATCATAGATGATTCTAATATTTCGGAAACACAAAAGCAAAGCTTTAAAATTCTGGATAACATTATAGTGAATAGTAAACTTTATTGGACAACAGTCCAATGATATATTAACTTTTATCTATATTTTCCATATGAAAACAATACAGGTCAGCTTCAAATATAAGTTGTGGTATATGCTGGGGCTTCTGGCTGTTTATTTTACATATCTTTTTGCTTGTTATGTGGTAACCCGTAACGTCACGGAGACTTTGTACAATGTGCCTGTTTGGGGAATTCCCAGTCTTTTTATCTACTATATTCTCATCCATAGGATGAAAATAATGGTTACAGACGGAGGAGAACTGGTCTACAAACCGTCCAACAGTCTTTTCTGTGAAACAATTGATATTCAGAAAATAGACAGCGCCTCTCTGGAGAGGGGGTTCCTGATTACCAGGGCGGTTATCCGTTACAACGGTAAAGAGCGTGCATTCCTATATCCGCAGGATGCTCCCGCTTTTTTGGAATTGCTGCAATCCTTTCGTGAAGAGAGCTGTGATACGAAATCCCTACAAAAATAAAACTCACAGTGGAATGCTGAATCTCCGTTTAACTCATGAATCAGGAGAAAAACGAGAACCGACTACAAGAGGGAGTTTACCGGATAATTCGTTTTTTTATTTATTCATTACCGGGCTGGGCTACAATGATGACCAATGATTGATTTCCTGCATTCTTTTGTAAAAGTGTTCGTCCTCCAGCCAGCGGTCGAAGTCGTCAAGCTGTTCCTCTTCGTTTTGGAATCCACCAAATTCATGCAGGCGTTCGGTTTTGTAAGTCTGTAACTCCTGTCCGTCCGGGATGCGCTGCTCCCGGATGATGTTCAATGCCAAATTCCTATCCATTGTCGCCCTCCTTATTTTTCTTATATTTGGACAGCAGAGTTTTCATGGACCAACCGCAAAGAGCCATTAGCAATCCTTCACAATCATCTATACGGTAGGAACTTATCAAGTCTCTCGCCTTATGGCGGCAAGTTTCATCATCGCTGTTTATCTCTCCCAAAAGCGTTTCAATAAAAGTTTCACAATTCTCTTCCGAGGCAAGAACATCTTCCATGGTCTCATAGCTGTCCGTTTCTTCTACTGACGTTTCTGGGGAACCGGCATGATTATGCTTTATAGTGGACAGATATATGTTACCAATCTGCGTCGGAACTTTTTTCCGATAGAATCTGTCAATTGACAAAATGTAGTCTTCAGTTTCCCAAGCAGTTTTCGCATGATGTTCAGAAAATTCTTTGGCCCATTCAACGATATCGGCCATGACCGCACGGGAATCCTTGTCTTTGCAGAGGTCGTCCGCCCCGGCATTATAGGCCAGATCAGCAACGGTTTCCAACAATTTGAAAACGCCATTACGGTCTTTACCATTGGAACGCAGCCATAAGTCCACGTCAATGGTATCCTCTTCCGTTGTCCCGTTATGCAAGCACAGACACTGCCCGTTGCCGTCATAGCATACGAGGACCGGCCGTTTGGTGTCGGGACATATCCGTACCAGCAGTTCATTGGGGGCAAGTGTTTCGGTGTCACGCCCATTGAGCATTGTAGAAAGCGCCTGGTTGACCAGACTTAGGATTTCCAATTCCTCCTTTGTTCCGGAAGGCTTGGAAACCAACAGGTTCTGTATGCGTTTAAGAAGATTGTAAACCATGAGTCAATAATTGTTATGTTCTTTCCAGATTTTACGTTTCTCGTCGTAGTTCTTGTTGCCCCACCATATATTGCAGGCTTTTACAAATGCCTGACGCTTGTTCTGACGGTAGCCTGTAATCTTCTCCATCTGATTTGAATCCAGCGAATCCCACCATTCCTGCATACATCCCTTAAATTCTTTAAGCGTGGTAAAGGGCAGATGAACCTCGCATTCGTCACACCAGTTGTCATCACGGTCAATGCCCGTAGTGCCAATGAATATGCGGGTATTCAGATCTACCCATGCCTGTGTCTGGATATTGTCTGAACCGCACTCGTCACATACGGTAATCCCGTCGTCATCAGTATCATCAGGGATAAACCCGTATTCTTCCAGCCAGTGGGTGATATTGAGCAGTCCTTCGGTCTGTACGTTTTCGGCAGGCTCATCAAAATCCTCGCCGGCCTCACCGTTGAGCGTGCAGAGCAGTTTGCCGTTCCCGTCGATGAAAAGTTCATAAACTGTCGCACCTTCGTAACCGCCGTATCCGTATCCGTAAAAAACGGGATTATGGACCACCACTATCGGGGAGGTTTCATACTCCGGTGATTCCGATTCCCGGTAATGTACGCCACGGTTACGGTAAAACGTGCCGATAATATTGTTCTCTTTTTCCACGGCATGGCGAATTTTCCTCAAAAGTGATTCTCTGATAGAGATGACACTGAGTTGCACATAATCCTTACGGATACGCCTGTACATGATCAGTTGCATGCAGCAGAAACCGCGTTCCTCTCGTTTCCGGTCATGAAGGTTGGCCAGCCCGTTATCTTTAGGTTTCATACAGGTTTGATGTTACGGCAGGTTCGCCCGAAAACGCCCTCATGGCATATCATTAAAACCATGAGACATGCACATAGGCATCGCTTTGGTCACTGCCGTTGATTAGACAATCAAGTACTTCGATAAACTTCTCCCGCTTCATCCCGACCTTCGCCAGGCAGGAATAAAATTCTTCGGCATTCTGCCGGAAGGTTTCATCCTGTTCTGAGATATGTTTTCTAAGCTGCTGCAGACCCGAACGGGCTATTTCGAAGTCATCAGTATAGGCGTCTTCCGCGGAGTTATCAACTTCGAACATTGTCAGGATATCATAAAAGATATCCTGACCGTCCCCGCCATACATACCCGGATATTTGTATTCGATTTGCCAAACTCTGGCTACATGTAGGTTTCTGGCCATTATCTTTTCATTTTTCGGATTTGTTGTCTTATGCAGTGCAGCATCGATTCGATACCGCGGATGCTTTCCTCGTTCTCTTTCAGTTTGTAATAGTAGGCGTTCGCTTCGTCGTAGTCTTCCCGTGCCTTGCGCAACCTGCATTCCTTGGCATCACGGACCTGTTCATGGGACAGGTCGTAACCGATGAACTCGTCCATGAAATAGGAAACCGTACGCCCGTAATAGTGGTCCGTGCGGGTTTCCACCGCAGTACGGATGATGTCGTCGCATCGCCTTCCGAGTGTCCGGAGCACGTCGCTGATATGCCGGTCATGGTACTCGTAACCGAAGAAACGGATATACCATTCGTGTTCCTGCCGGTTTGTCTTCCCCGCGTAATACTCGTACCATCGGGCGTCACACTTGGTGTGCCTCTGGGTAACCTTGAATATGGCGTACTCTTCACCGATCCATGTAAAACGTGAGAGTATCTCGCTCGCTTCTTCCTCATAGTAGCTATCCCGCCAATTCAATTCTTCGGTCTGGCTGAGCGGGAAGAATGACTGTTTGGTAATCCACTGCCCGAAACCTTTGTGCGTGACATGCGGAAGCACTTTCACGACCTTGCTCCATGCCTCGTTGCAGGCTTCGTCCAGTGAAGGGAAACTTTCGGGAAAGCGTTCCCTGTCTGTTCCGTCTCGCAACACCTCGTTCCAATCCTTGTCGCAGACAATGAGGGTGAGGTCCTCCCTCACATGACAGTCGCGTTCGCAATAGCCGTAAGGAGCATCGCAGAGCGTGTACCACTCCTTCGGTCCATAACCGTCATCGCGGCCCAGATAACGTCCGGGCTTGCCCTTCCCTGTCTGCACCTCCCACACTTCCGTGCAGTTTCCACGGTCGATATGGTGCAGACGTACCCTGATTTCCTTATAATCCCGTTTTTCTTCCATATCATTTATTTTTAGGATGGCTCGTCTTCTCTTTTTCGAGAATCCGGTAGATCTCTTCAAGGTCATGCTCGTTGTCTATCGGTTGCCCGTATTCCGTATCCACGATGACCACCCCGGCATTGGCAAAGTGACATCCTGCTATCGTCTTGTCATAGTCGCTCCATTCAGGATCGATTTCTGTTACCGTGTCAAATTCAAGTCCGTATGATGTCTTCATTGTATTTCCAGTTATTATGCGTATTTTTCTATTTTATGCTGCCGCTTTGTTCAGCCCGTCGATAATATGCCTGCATTCGGCTTCCAGCTCTTTCAGACATTCCGTACCATAGAATCCCCAACAACTGTCCAGTTCATTGTCATCGTCACTTTCCGGCATGATGCGAAACCCGAAAACTTCCCCGGTATAGTAGTTGTCAAGGGTACTGATTTCGTCTTGCAGGTATCCCTCGATCCGCTTCCTGCGTTTCGCGGTGATGTTCTTCCACCCGTATTCCTGGCACACCTTGTCCAACGGTACCACGATGATTCCGAAAAATCCGGAATCCCACGGGCAGCTGAACGGCGAGGTGGATATTGTAATGCCTCCATGGTCGTAGAGGTAGACCGGCAGGGCGATATATTCTTTCAGGAACGATTCCCGGAAATTTCCGATATGCCCTTCAAAAACCTTGTCGATATCGAAGTGGTCATCGAACTCCTTCTCCGGGCGGTAGCGACGATGTGCCGTATAAAGCGTACCGAGATTGTCATACGCTTCACGCGGGCTTCGGGCGTCATCATCATAGTAGATGTTGATGTGATACCCGTTATATTTGATTTGATTATATAGGTTCATTTGCCTGGGTATTATGTCTTGTTACAAAGTCTTACAAATTGTTCCGTAATCTCGTCCCGCTCGAACTCGTCGCAGTTTAGGTCGAAGAATATACCCGAAGCCGCGAGTATGTCATGGGCTTCCCCGTAGGTGAGGTCGTTCCTGTGCCTGTATCTGTCCACCATGTCCCGATGTTCGGCTTCCACCCGGTCGTGCAGCCTCATTTGATACTGCCTGTACCATGCGGGGAACTGTTCCTTGGAAACCATATGTTCCAGCTGCAAGTCCCGGTATCTTCCCGGTGCCAGTAGGATGTAGCTGTCAATGTAGGACTTCGCCTCGGCTATGATTCCCTCCCTGGTGAAGGGACGGTGGGAGCGTGCCGTGAAATGCACCCATCCGTCATGCAGCGGGTGTTCGATTTCAATCTGCACACCCTGCCTCCTAACATGTACCACGATATAGGCGGTCTGGCCGAGGAACATATCGTCCTTGAGGCTCACTTCCCGGCAGGCCGGCGGGTCAACATGGATGTAGTGATCCTGCTTTGCGCCCCCGAGGAACCTTTCAAGCTGCCGCATCGACTGGCAGTAGATGAATGTCCCCACGCGGCACTGGCCGCGGCGGATGTCGCCGTAATAGTACTTTCTTGCCCTTGTTCCGGTAATGCGGGACTCGTCCGATGCCTCGAAATAGCTCCGGTAGGTATCGTCCGTACGACAGAAATCATATATTTCCTGAAAAGTCCTTGTTTTCATTTGTTACTCCTTTTTATGTATTGTCTTCTTCCGGCGGGGGAAATTCCCCCGTCCTGTAAAATATCTCTCCGAGACGGTCAGCCTGTTCCGCCAGACCTCTCTTCTGGACAGCCGACACGGCATCGCGTGCGGCCTTTTCGTACATGCCCAGCAGTACCGCCTCGGGCAGGCGTTTCGTCCGCCACACCTCCTGTGCGATGGCGAGCATTTCCACCTCGCAGCCCAGATGGGCGGCTGTGAGGATAATGACGGCATTGCCGATAAAGTTCGGTATGCGTTCTTCCTGTTGTTCTCCTTTCATTATTCCGTGCCTTTAATCCATTTCGAACTCGTCTTCATAAATCTCGATCTCTTTCCCGCTCTCGCAGATGCGTACCAACCAGGTGTATTGGAGCTGTTCCACCAGCTCTATGCGGCGATAGCCCTTGTAGGGCGCTTTCAATGTTGCAATGTCTCCCGGTTGCATATCAGACGGGTATTTCAAATTGGACCTGGAAATGGAACTCGCTTATCAGGCTGCGGATGTACGGTACTGATTTCGGATCCTCCCCGTAAGGATAGAAGATGGTCCGGCAGCGCGTCAGGCATCGGATACCCTGTTTTCGTAACCGGTGCAGCAGGTAAGCCCTGCGTCGTAGTTGTTTCTTGCTCATCGTATAAAGGATTATGTCGTTTTGATTAGAATAGTGGTGTGGTTGTCAAGCGGGGGCATCTCTTTACGTTTTCGATGTAATGCCACCATTGAAAGATGCTCATCTTGTGTTAACAGGGATGAGCATTATTTCAATGGAGGGAGTACTGATTTATTCTGACCCGCCACACCGTGCCGCCTACCGGGCGGATGGAGATGACGGCCTACTTCTTACGCCATGCCGCCATCTTCTTTTTGATGTTGATATTGTTGTCCGCCAGCATTTTTTTCAGGACTGCCAGCAACCGCCATCCTTCTCCGTTTTTATACTCTTCCGCTTTAGCCGACAGGAACGCCAGTGACTGGTACTTGTCCAGCCTGCGCCCCGAGTCATCAATGGCCGTGCAGCCATGGAAACGGATCAGGTTCTGCATGGTAAAGAACGCCCCGGCGCCCTTATAGGCGTCCATCCATGCCTTGCTTTGAGGAGTGCTCCATGGCAACCGGATACGGCGGTCATTGAACTGTCTGACCGCGTTGTAAAGCTGTGTGGCATCCAGCGCGTGCCTGATGTGGGTTATCGCGATGGAAAGCGGGTAGTACAGTTTGGATTGCAGGTCCTCCACGAAAATATTACGGTCGTGTACACGCTTGTAGGGAACTCCCTTGCATTTTCTTGTTTCCAGGTTGCCCACGTGTTTTTTCAGCGCGCTGACATAGTCGCTCGCGATGGCCAAAACCACGTCACGGTTGAACCAGCGGTTTCTCTCGACAAAACCCGTGATGTCCTTGTATTCCATCTTCATCTGGGCGTACAGCTCGTTCAGAAGCATTTTCCACTGGTAATCGTAGCCTTTCCTGTGGATCATCTCACTCACCCCTGCCGGCTCTTTCCGGTGGTGATGCGTATATGACATCATGTGGAACATCTGCGCCATGACCCACCGGCGGAAGAGGCGGTTGTTGGGAACGGTACCCTGTGCCATGATGCTGCCGAATATCGGGTCATTGTCATCCAGGATGGTAAGTTTCCCGTCCTTGTTGGAGGCGACGTACTCGCCACCCTCGGCTCCCTGCATGGCGAACAGGCAGCTCACGTCCACACCGGCGCCTCGGAGCGCCTCGATACGCTCCCGCGCCCCTTTGGGAAGTCCGGCGGGGGGATTATGGCCGGCCACCGCCGGATAGACCGTGCCCAAACCCGAATTCTTGCCGATAACAGTACCCGTGGCGGTAAATTCCTTGTCCGCGATGGCGAATTCCGTGCCGCATCCGGGACACAGGATTTTTGTCTCTTGTTTCTTTCTGCTCATTGTGAATTTGTTAATAGTTGATTACTTCCGGGCTCCACCCATTCTCTGAGTATCACCAGGTCCTTGTCTTTTTCGCTTTGCCAGAACCATTTGCCCATCGTTTCGGGATTCCATGTGAACCCGCCCATAATCCGGCAGAGGATATAGAATTCCAGCTCGAATTGAGCGGTGTCCCGGTGTTGCCCGTACAGCATGTCCCCGTCCTCGAGGTCACTTTCGGGCAATGCCATGAAATACCGGCGGGACTTGCTCTGGCTACGCTCCGATGGTATCGAATGTTTATAGCGGCGGTACAACTCCTCCACATCCGTGAAAAAATCCCCGCAGCCGTACTCCGGCAACCACGGAGCGCCATCATGCCTGCCGTTCCGTATCATGTGTCTCCCGTTTACTTTTAAACTTCTGGACTGGAAATCAATCCGGAAATTTGCGCCGTTCTCTATGGCGGTGACGGTTTTTCGGTAAATATCTTCCATTTTCTCACCTGTTTACAATTAATGGCACTCAAACCCCTGGCGCGTATCTTTATAGTCCTGATAAATACAGTAGGACTTCGGTCCTGAACCAGGTAGTAGCCTGGCTCAGGACCAAGCTTGAATACTGTATCTTGAATTTGGGTCCCTCGTGCATATGCGGTCGCGCTACCCTTCTGTTCAGGGGGGCTCATCCGGACGGCACATCCCTTTAAAAACCTGATACGGGCCGCGAGTACGGCTGGACCCTGTGTCATCTGTCGTGTTAGCAAGAGATGACAAAGGTTCCAGCCGTGTAAATCGCGGCTCTGTTGAAATCCCGGCCTTGCCCCCTTTGCCCTATGCTGTTCTTTTTGCGGTTCCCGGAATGCCGGCACGTTCCTTTACAGGTCCGATGTCTGCTGTGGCGGAAGCCGGAATGGCGCCGTCGTATGACGTTAGGGATACGACGGCGCGATACGGGCTTATCGGGGACAGCGGGCTGAATCCATTCCCCCGAACCGCACGTTCCCGTGCTGGAAAAGACTGAAAGTTCTCATAATACCGGCACATGGCTTTATGCTTCCGATGTATCCCGCGTATGGGTCTTCTGCGGAGTCCGAAGGCGACGGTCAGCCGCCTTCAGACTCGGAAAGAAGACGTCGGTACGCGGGATGCCCAAACCTATTCCTTGAACTTTCCCGGTGTGCTCCGGTAACGGGTGCGGGACAGACGGCACATGACTCTAATTTCCCGATACATTACAGGCGCAGCCAGAATCAAGGTGGGATTAACTGGCTGTTAGACCGGTTAATTCCTATATGGATTCTGGTTATAAGCCTGTAACGTTGAATAACCTGCCCGTTCACCCGTTCTGCCGTGTGCCCGGCATGCCCTATAACGATGCTACCAGCGTATTGTACACCGCCCGGCTCTTCAATAAGGCGCCGCGCATGCATCCTATGGTCAGGTAGCCCGGAATGATTCCCGGGGTCTTGCCCCGGTTCGCCTTCACGTTGCGCCCTTTGCCCCGGACAATGCAGCCGTCCTGCCCGGTACTGACATATCCCAGACCGCCTACCTTCCGCTTGCCCGTACTTACGGCCCGCAGGCAGTCCATCACGAACTTGTTCAGTTCGTCAAGGTCCCTGCGGACATTGCATACCGGAAGCACCTGGGTCGCCCAACTGAACTCACCGTTGCCCTTATACAGGTAACGGTTGACTGCATTGACCGCTTTTGCCGGGGTAGTGCGGGGATTGCGGATCGTGCGGCGTTCAATCTCTTTCTGGAAGGTCTTGATACGGCTTGCCGAAGGGGAGATCATGTCCCCCTTGATGCTGAACCCGAGAAACTTGAACCAGCGGTCGGACATCAGGTATTCCACCTTCTTCGGGTTGAGCTTCATGCTTTTCTCGCCGAGCCTTTGTTCCAGCACTTGCATTGCTTTCCCGTAGTCTTTCCCGATGAACAGCATGTCGTCCGAGTATCGGATGTAGTAGCCCGTCATTCCTGACAGTTCCCCGTCAAGATCGTGGAGCAGCACGTCGGCCAGCCAGCTTGCCACGGCACATCCCTGCTTGAGGGACTGGTACTTGGCTTGAAGGCGGTTGTCTTCATCGAAGTAAAGATCGTTGTGGTAGTACTTCCTGAGCACGTCAATTAAGGAGGAGCGTCCGTGTCTGGCCTCGACCTTGTCGAACGCCTCGTCAATGTACCGTATCGGCACACTATCGAAATATTTGCTCAGGTCCGACTTCCAGCCCAGAATGCCGCCGCCTCTCGTTTCCGCTATCCGGCGGCTGGCCTCGGTGACTACGCTGCCACAGCCGATACCGCTTTGGTAGGACTTACACGAGGGGTGTACCATTTCCGGCATGAGTTCAAAGAGCAGGTCGTTGGCAATGCCCAGCACTACCCGGTCGACGGGCTCGTTGATGTATACCGTACGGAACTCGCCGTTCTCCTTCGGTATCTGTGCGGTATGCGGGGGAGCGATTTCGTACTTCCCCTGTATCATGGCATCGGCCATGGCCATACGGGTATGCTCGTCGGTCAGCCGGATAAGCTGGTCTTTCCGGATGTCTTTCAGCACGCCTTTCTCAATGGCCTTTTTCCACCGGCCGATGTCGAAGAACATCTGTAATATCTTGTCTGACATGGTTCGTATGTTTTTTATTATTTTTCCTGACAATACCGTTCAAAGTGTTGGAGGTTATAACTTTCTGTCTGCAGGTTCTCCCAGCAGTCCCGGATAAACTCCTCCCGTACCTCAGCTTTTGCCTGCGGGAATTCTTCCTCCAGCATTCTTCGGGCAAATTCTTTCCAGTTCCCGTTTTCTGCCAGTTCCTTGCGGATTTCGGGCAACAGCCGTTCGTATTCTTCTACCGTTCCGCACAAGGACAGCAGGTCGTCATTTGAGAGGTACTCTTCCGCGTCGTGGATTTTTCCGGCCTCGTCGGTAGGGATGAGAATTTTTCCTTCCGCAGTCAGCTCTACCGATACGGCACTGCTGCAGGCTGCAAAACCGTACTTGTCGTATATGGTCACCGAACAGGGATAGAATCCCTTCCCGTCCAACAGGTCACCGGCCGGATCACCCGTCGGAAGGATGAAGCGGACTTTCCGCCCGTATTTTTGCCCAAGGTATTCCTTGAGCAGGCGCATAAGTTTTTCACGGGTAGCGGCCATATATTCTTTGCCGGCATCTTTTTCCTTGACAAGTCTCGGCAGGATGTCGTCCGGCATGGGAATGCCGGTATCCGATATGCCGTTTTCTTGCGTTTTACTCGGTTCTTTTTTCATTTTCAATTGTCTTTATCTGTGTATATCGTATCATTTCCCTGTCTCATCCCCTTTCTACAAATGCGGTGAGGCCTTCTTGCGGGAGGAGGAACTCCTTTTCCTGTTCACAGTAATAATAAATACCTTCATCGATCCTTTCTGCGGCTTTTGAAACGGGTGCGCCGCTCCTGCGTCCGATGAGCTTCCTCTGCAATGCGGTGACCGATACGGTTGTTTCCATTTCCTGTTCCGTCCCCCGGAACAGTGTCAGCTTCCTTATGGGGTACTCCTTTCCCTGCCACTCAATGACGTCGAGCAGGCTTCCCTCTTCGGGATATACCCTGCAGAATGCAGCGTGCACGCTTGCCGACACCTTGCCACAAAGCAGGCATATCTGTTCTCCCAGGCCCAGACAGCTGTTTCTGATCATCGCTTCGAGCAGGTCCGTGCCTGCCCCGTTGTCCGCTGCCTGTGTGAGAGCCTCCCAGTATCCCCTGCCGAAGTGGCTTATGAAGGGCACGAGCTGCGAGGCCCTGACCGTCTTTTCCGACCCGCATCCCGATTGCAGCGCCTCTATTCCGGCGGATACCAGCTGTACCCTTGTGTCGCCCTGCACGGGAGGATATACGGGGCAGCACACCTGCATGGTTTCCATCAGGTCTTCGCTTTCGTTGTACCAGCGTACCTGTTCCCCGAATCTTATGAAATCATATCTGTCCATTTTTCTTTGTTTTCATTATTCTGTTGTTGTTTACAATTCTTCCGGTTCTCCATCGTTGATACTCCGGTAGAAACGGTCTCCGTCCGCCCATTTCTTGGCGGCGATAGCCAGCCCGAACGCTTCCTCTATGGAAAGTCCGTCGGCGGGAAGGGCATCAAGGAGTTCTCCCATGCATACATCGTTCTCGCCATACTCTTCCTGCACTTTCCCGAGTGTCATTCTGCCTTTGTCCGTCTTTTTGCGGCGCAAAAGCATCTGTTGTATCCAATTTATCATGCGGTTCTTTTATTAAAGGAAATTTTTGGCATAACTGCGGGCTTCATTGAAAGTGTTGAAACCGATTCCACTCACGCAAGAGATTGCCCAGTATCTCAATTTCCTGCTTTCGGCACGGGCAAGATAGATTTGCCCGATACAAATCCCGTCTTTGAGGATGCCATGCCACTTGTCTTTTTTAATCCGTATCATGTTCCGGCATTCATTAGTCCATTTTCCAAAATCCGTAATCGGAGCCGTTACCGGGGTGGGCGCCGAAATAGTAATCCTCCGGGGAGCAGCTGTCAAGCGTGTCGAACAGCGATTCCAGCAATCCGGCCGCGTCATCGCTGTTCCACCATTCAGCATCCTTGTCTTCCATGGCATGGGCGGGGACGGCATTCATCACCTGCACGTACTCCGGTGTGTCACGGATAACATCCATGAACACCGGGATCAGGTCTTGCGTACGCATCGTGCTATGGGAAATGCTCTCGCCGGGGATGGCATGGATCCGGTTCTGTGTCCTCTCGTCTATGAACATGTCCTTTTAGATGAATGGAAGTCTGGTATCCTGTAACATGGGGGCCAGCATCCGGCACATTTCGTAAGAAGCCTCGTTGCGCCCGTCGATACGGCGCGGGTCACGCTCCGCCATGGCGAGAATACCGGCTTTTACAGTTCTGAAGAATGTCTGTTCCAGTGTCTTATGGAAATAAGGAAGCGCCTGGGCGAAACGTTCGGACTTGAATCCCAAATCGTTCATGGCGTATTCCAGCTGTTTGGCCGCCTTGTACTCGCGGCTGTTCTCCAGGCTTTCCGGAATATCACCGAACTGTGCGGCCCGGAGCTGGCGTTCCAGTTCGATGACGGCCACTGAAAGCAGGAGCTTGATGGCAGCGGCATTGCCGATACCGTGTTTCTGCCCGTCAGCGGTATGAAATTCGATCAGGTTTACACTGTCGTTCTCTTGCAATTCTTTGTAGCGCGCGAGAATTTCGCTGAGCGTTTTTGCTTTTTCTTTATCCATAATTTTTATCTGATTTGATTGTTGTTGCATATGAGTACATTGCCGACGATGAAGTCTTTCGACGCCGGGTGATGAGCACGGAATATCCTGCTCGCTTCAAGATTGAGGGACAGAGGGATAAGTTTGCCTTCCTCGTTGACGACCATTGTCGTGTTCCCGTCCAGTTCCACCAGTTCGATGTAGCCGCCGACAATCGCCTGCATCTCCTTCAGCGTGAAGTCTGAGCCATTGGCAGGCTGCACGGGTTGGCGTGTTCCGTCCGTTTTGATGATTTCTGTCATGGCTGCTTTGAAATTTTAAGATTCATGACTCGCCAGTATATCCAAAATCTGTTGCAAGGGGAATTTTTCAGTCCAGAATCGCTCGTCGGTATGTTTGCCGTACGCCCGGTATCTGGCTTCCCCGTTTGCAAATACCGCCAAAATATGGCTGTCCAGCACATTGTCCGGCGGAACCAACCTTTTCAGTTCCGTTTCGGTAAGTTCCACGAAGCACCAGTTATTGTCTTCCGGCAAGTCCTCGCTGCCCAGTATCCCGTCCTCGTCCGGCCGGTAAAAACCAACCGATATGTCATAAAAGTTTAAAGACTGGAAACTGATGTCATCCTTGAATGGCTTGACGGCTTCCAGCCTGCCGGACTGTGTCTGTTTCCACTCTTTTGACAGGTACACGATTGCAAAGTCGCAGCAATCCCATGCACTGTCAGTTCCTGCCTTGAGCAAAAGGTATGGGGTAGGTTCATTTGAGATTTTCATCGTGTTTCCCTCCTTTTATGCCACGCGTGATACCGTTTCACGGTGCGTAGCTGGTTAATGATATGGCTGAAAAGCTCGCGTGAATAGATGCGGTAATGGAACACGGCCGAATACTCACGCACGTTGCCGTGAAAGTCCACATAGGAACGGTCCGGAGCGAAGTCGAACAAGTCGCCCTGGACTTCCAGCGTGTATTTGTTCTGTCGCAGCCAGTCGAAGAACTCGAAGAGGTCCTTCTTTTGGGAGTAGAAAGCGCAGTATTCATAATCGTTCCCGCGCAGGTTCCGCAGCAATGCCGCCAGTTCATTCCGATTACTGCGATCGTAAAATTCAACCCCCGTCCGTGTGGCGAGATTCCGGAAGAACCGTTTTTTCCCGTCCAGTATGAACGAGTACGGGATATAGGCCACGTTCGACCGATACCATGCCATGTAGCGTACCTCCGGCGTGCCCTTAACGAGGGCGGGACGGCGGTTCAGCCTCTCCGCATGTTCCCTGATCTGGCGGGAGAGTTCCTCGTCGGAAAGACGTATGGAACGTTCCGCCATGAAGAACCGCTCCTGCGAGCGGAAGCAGAACGGATACAGGTCACCGTAATAAGGTTCTCCAACGAAGAAATGAGCGTTTTTCCAGCGTGCCGGAGGCAGGCATTCCCACAGGTCGTAGTAGCGTTCCTCCGTAATTTCACGGAAGGGCTTGCATAGTGCCCGGGTATAACGTTTCACAAGCAGTGTCATGCGTCCCGGTGATACAGCGACCAGGTACGGGTTCTTCTCCCTTTCGCGCAGTGCTTCCAGCGTCTCGCCGCCGTAGTCGCTGTGCATGTCATCGGACATCGACGTGAGGCATGTCCCGTCGAAATAACGTGAATCTATGATGTATTTCATGATGCCGGTATGTTAGAAGTCGATACGCAATACGTGCCGTGCGGCGGATTCTGCCGCCAGTGTCAGTTGCCGCTGCCATGCCTGGTGGCTCGGCGCCCATTTGAATGCGGTCTTTTTCAACAGTGTCCGGGTCTGCTCGTCCGGTTTCCCGTCGAAAAGTATCTGCAGTCGGTTCTCCCCGTAATTCCATACCAGTCTGCCGCCGTCAAACGGTATTTCACGGTTCTCACGACCGGCCTGTTCCTGCTGTTTCTCCCGCACCTTGCGGGCAATCTCGGGGTATTTGAAGATGGAATGACGCTCCGTGACGACGGGTTTCCCGCCCTTGCCGTTCCACTCGCGGAGGCGGGCGACGGCACGGTCGATTATTTCGACATTGCCATGGTTGGCATATGTGGAGAGCCGTCCGGCAAGATTGCTGACGAAAAGGGAGCGGCTATAACCGCGTGATGTGCCCGTATCAATGCCACGGATGGTGGCGGCCGTGTCGTCGATGTCAGCTTTGACCCTCTGCCATTCCTCTTCGGCACGCTGTTCTTCGGGCTTGGCGGCTTCGAGGGCTTTGCGTATCGCTTCGAGGGCACGTTCGCGCCACTCTCTAAATGCCGTAACGCTCTTGTTGTGGCTGTTGCAGGCCTTTTCGTTACGGGCGGTGTTGAATCTCGCAGGTCCCGTGATCATCGCGCTGGCACAGCGGCTGTTGGCGGCAATCATTGCCGAGAAATAGCGTTTGTAGTTTTCCATGTAACGTTCCCGCTGCTGTTCGGGCATAGACTGCAAATCCTCATGCAGTTCCTTTTCGTGCGAGGCGATGTCCGTTTCGCCCCGCTCTTCGGGTGAGAACGAGGTGAGGTTATAGGAGTCGCACGCCCAGCGGAAGTATTCTTCCAGATAACCCGGATGCGCCACTTCCACAACCTCCCAGTCCTTGAAATTCGCCGGGGCGAGGATTTCTTCCCCGCCCGGATTCCCGACAAGGTGGGAATAGCTGCAATACCCGTATCTCTTTCCCCTGAAAAGAAACGCCACCGGCTCGCTTTCCGGGGCATCCACACGCCGCACCATGGTCACACGGTGGGCATTTTCCTTTGTCAATAATGTTGTTTCCATACCTTTCTTCTTGATTATTTGATTGTTTCCGATTTTTATTGTTGCTTTATCCGGGCAGCATGGCCCATTACGGAGGCGAACCCCACCTCGATACCTATCTGGTATCCGCCCTCGATGGTCGATTCCAGCTCCGCCTCGCTTTCGATCAGGGATTCCGAATCATCGGCATAAAGCCTGTACAGGGCAAAGACATCCGCCTCCCATAGCTTCCGGGCATTTTCCGCCGGTACAAGCAGCCACACGAAACCGTCTTCACGGGTTACCTTGACGGCGGCTTCGCCATGGCGCAGGGTCCGCCGTTCCCTTATGTCCAGTGCCGCCGTCCACACGATATACATCAGAGCGTCGTGGCGGCTTTTAACATCGGGGGAATCGCACAGATGGCTGGCCGCGTCTTTGAGGGTCCGGAAAGAGTCCGCCATGAACTGCTCCACGACATACGGCTTCCCGGCAATGGCGGAACAGGCTTCGTCAGCCCTGCCTGATTCCGGCACGGCCTGAATATCCTCCTCTTCAAGGAAGATTTCACGGTGCAGGCAGTCCATGTAGTAATATGATTTCATTCCGGTTGTTCTTTAGGGGTAAAAGTGATTCTCGTATGTCCGTCATAACCGAACTTGACCTGCAGCCCGAAGGCTTCGGCATCGCTCGATATGGCACAGATATCCCAGATACTGAGTTCTGCACCACAGGTTATGACGGTATTGTCTTCTGAAATCTGCGGTGACTTGTCTTTCAATGCGGCTCCGCCGCAGATACCGCGCAGGATCACACCACGCCGGTGGGTGGATAAGTTGTTTGTTCCCATGGTTCTCCTGTTTGTTTTTCCGTTATTTTTGCCATTCTTTTTTTTCTCCTGTTTGTAAAAGCATAGGGGCATTCCGCCCCCATGGTTGTTATTAATTCATATTATTTTGTACTGACTGTCTGTGGCGCCTGTTCCACAAGGGTGTACCGAAGTGCCGGCTTCCCGTTTCGGAATATGGTAAACGAGTTGCCTTGTACCTGCACGTCCTTTGCTTTTGGCCACCAGAGCCACGAGAGTTTCCCACCGCTGAGGAAAGCCACGGCATTGCCCTGTACTTTGCCGACCTCACGTACGCCCATATCCTCGTTGCCTCCGGACAGCCTGACGCAGTGCCAGTTGGAACCGAGTTCCATTTTTCTTTTTACATCTGCTAATGTTCTCATGTGATTATGTCTTGTTTTGATTATTGCATTATACCGCATGTATCCGGCATTTCCGGTTGCAACTTCTGAGATTGTCAGCATATGGCACCGGGTATGACCTGTTCATCCAGTCAGGAAACCCTTCACGGAAGCAGTGTTCCGGAGTCGGGTATTCTTTGCGCAAACGTTTCCTGTGGCGTCTTTTTGTCCTGTTTTCGACGGCATGGAGAACTTTGGGTATCCGTGGCGTATGCCATTTCCCGCCGGAATAAGTTGCGACATATTCCTGTTGCGGTTCGTCATTCTTGTAGCTGCACACCATGACAGCCGGTTTTTCGCTGAGTATCCCGGCATCGGCAAGCCCGCTGAGTGTACCTTTGGCAGCCTTGAAATTTACAAAGCAGCCCAGACTCATGGTACGGTCTGTGGAAAATATCTCTACCATGTTGAAATATATTATAAGTTATCTGTTTTTCGGTGTTTCCTTTTACCTCACGTTCCAAACTGGGGATAACAGCGGGACGTAGCTCACCCAGTGAAGGGTGATTTGAAGGCAGCCCTGCTGCACTACGTCAACCGTGTTATGTCGGGGGTGGGAACGGCATCTCACGACGCAAAGAAGTAAATTGTGGAAATTAAATTGGAAGTGTGGGTGTACGGGAGTCGAACCCGTTTTCAGCCAGGACCTGAAGCACCCGTGAATTTAATCCGGCATCTCCCTGTAAAACGGGAGTTATGCTGATGGCGGCATTTTGACCGCAAGTGTTTGCCCGGATGTGCCACGCTGTATAACAATGGCGGTGATACGGCAAATAGCAACATCTTTACTCTCACAAACCACTTTGTTGCAGGATATACCATTGGCATACAGTGATATGTAGACAGTTGGACGGAAAAAGCCCGCAAAGTCGGCACATTGCCATACAATGCGGGCATGTTACCTGCAATTCACCGGAAATTCCAATGAATCAGGCGGCAGTTTTCATATCAGTGGCAGGTTGTTGTCCTGCCGCCTGTTCGGAAACAGCTCCGGCGGTTGTTTCAGCGGTTACTTCAGCAGGCTGTTCTTGGGACTGTCCGGCAGCCGGTTGTTCGGTTGCTTTGTTTCTGCCTTTGTTTCTGCCTTTGCCCTTGCTTTTGGCGCCCGCCTGTTCCGCCACGGTTCCGGCAGTCGTTTCTACGGTCACTGCTGCCGGGACTTCGGCAGGTTGTGGTACCGGTTGTTCCGCTTCTCTTGGCAGCGCCACACGGAAACCAAGCGCATCAAAGGACGCTTTTGCGGCGGCGTGGATAGCTTTCTTGTAGTCACGTGCCGTGCGTTCAAAGTCCTTTTTGGTCGGTACAAGACCGATTTTTGCCCATACGGACTCTTCCAAGTCGAAGCGTTTCACCGTTTCACCCTTTTCGGTGCGGAAGATGACGGCACACGGAGTTGTGGCACGGAGTTTCGAGCGGATGCCGTCGTTCGCCTCACGCAATTTGATTTCTTCGGCTTTGACAGCCCAGAAAGTCATCACCACATTTTTCCACACACGGAAAATTTCATCCTGCGTCTTGTCTTTCGGTTCATAATCCGCACCGAAGAACTGTTGGGCGGTTTCTTTTTCATTGCCGTCACGGTCTGTACTTTTATACACAAGGATCACGCCTTTCAACCCGTTCACCAAATTTACAAACTCTTCTGAATTTAATCTGCTTGTTGCCATAATGATAAAGTATTAGTTACTACGCAAAAGTGCGTATTGCGAGCACTTCCGGAATCGAACCGGAAATCTCACATTGCTGCGAAATGTGGCAGCCATTGCCACGTGCCCATAACCCGCCCATGTATTTCACCCTACATGCGCGGGTTTTAATTCATTTCCGCAACTTTCTTAACGTGCCCTATAGTTTGCTCGCAAAAAAATACTATATTTGCAATGTTAAATGACAAATATCTGTAACTTCGCATCATGGCAAACGCTCGCTTACTCCAATTTCGACAAGACGTTTCTTTGGCACGTCCCGGATCTTTTCCAATCCGGCAGATAACTTTAAGGTGAGGCATTTAGGCGTTTTGCCGAGCCGGGTATTGCGCATAGCATTGGCATATACATTTACCGGCGTCCTCTATACGGATAGTTTTTACCGCTATCGTGCATTTTATTCCGAGCGCACTGGGCGCAATTATGGCATTATTCTTACACGTCCTTTTTCATACAACTTGCACTCCCAAATTTGCGTGCTTTGTGTATGCGGTCTAAAAACACGTTTTTAGCCGTTCCAACTTGCTACATTGGTTTGTAGTCTTGCTCGGTGTGGTTATTTAACACCCTATTTAATCGCTCCAAAGCGAACAAGCGAATTTTTGATTTTCCAAGCCTCAAAAATAGGTTTCCCACAAAAAAGGCTTTTTGTTTCTCGCTCTTGGCGGTCTTTGTTTTTCTGTTTTTTAAATCTGTTTTTTAGTTATCTATTTTTTTTCTTTTTTTCTCCGTACTTGTTTGCCGTTTGTTTGGCTTTCGAGTACATGACTATTATAAAACTGTTTTTCAGAACTGCAAAACTTTTTGAGAATTTTTTTTTAGATTGTTTCAAAAACACCCCTTTTGCAAATATGGTACGCAT